AAATATTATTGTTTTCAAGTTTCATAATATATATATATATTATAAAAATATTAATTATATAAAAATATTAATTAATTATATAATATTTTTTTATTCCTCTTCTTCAACTATTGGTCTAAGATTAATTTTAGGTTTTGAATTGCTACCATTAATATCTGAAAATCCATAAATAGATTTTTTTTGCCATTCTATTAATCTCTTTTTAACTTCATTTTTATCTAATCTACCATTATTATGATTTTCAATAAACCAATTTTCAAAACAATTCCATAATATATTAAATGATGTAACTTCATCATCTTCAGTCTTTTCAAGTGAATCCGAAATCCATTGACCTATAATATCATTTTCATTCTTATAATTTTCAGTTTCCATTCTTATTGATTCTGGAATATCATAATCCGATTTGTTTTCCATATTTTTCCATATTTTTAACAACATACCCATAAATATCATAGGCCATTTCTTTAATTTTATTGGTAATTCTTTATCCATAGGATAAATATTCTTTTCTGGATTTATTAATCCCTTCTTTTTAGGATCTACAAAACTGGAAGGAAAAGGATATACTTGAACCCTTCTCCAAGCACCATTCGTTTTATCTTCTATTGTTGGTTTTTCATTACACATCAATATTATCTCAAATTGTGGTTTAAATTCGAAAGGAGCACTATACAATTCTCTAGCCTGAATCATATCACCACCACTAATTTCTTTCATTTCACCAGCATTTATTTTCTCTTTTTCTTCAGGTTCTTGCATATAACAAAACCTTTTACCTCTAGTTCTAGCTTTTTCTGGACTTGCCGCATTACTAGCTTTTCTTTTCTGAGTTAGTAAAGTAACCGGTAGATTAGTACAATATTCACCAAAAGTTTCCCTTATTAAATCTAATAAAATAGATTTTCCATTACCACCAGAACCGGTCCATATACTAAATCTTTGCTCTAATACATTTCCAGATAATCTAGTTGCTATAAATTTTAAACAATAATCTCTAATACCTGAACCATCTTTTTCTGTATCTGGTAAAATCTCTTTGAAAAATTTTGTTATATCTTTATATATACTTTTAAAGTATCTATTTGGTTTATTATTATTATTCCATTTGTCTTCTTCTAATCCATATCTACACTTTATCTTATCCCATAGTTTATCAACATTTAATGGTAATTCTAATTGTTTTATAGGCATTTTAATATTTGTACTTAATGTTATGTAATCTTCCGGTCTACCTTCTCTTAAAATATTTTCTTCTAAATCAAATACACAATTTTCAAATCCCAACAAATTTACATTTGTATCAAACTTTTCCATTATATCTTGAACATAAAACTTGTATTTACAAGCTTTCATTATATTCTCACAAAAATTTACATTTTTTAAATCATCATATATCTTATAAGCCTTCTTTTCAGATTTATCAAATGTATCTTCACCCTCAGCATCATTATTAGCTATAGCTTCATCTTTTTGTTTTTTATATATTTGATGATACCTATAATATAATTCTTTTACCGAACTAGTTAATTCTTTGTGTAATTTATAACCTTTCGGACACGGTTCCCATTTATATTTATTAAAATAATACCATGAATCTTTCAAATCACCACATATATATTGCTCTTTAAATAAACCATATACTACTTCCGCTATATCATCATGACTACCTCCTCTAGCTATACTATTTCTTATCTTTTTATCTAGATTTTGTTCTAATATTTTAATATATTCTTTATCATTATCTAATTTAGCCCAATAATTTAGAGACCCCCTTGTCAATGGATTATTATTACTTTTAAAACTATCCCATGTTTTTCTACAATCCCTTTTAGATGTACCATCAACATATTTATCATATTTATTACTAAATAATTCCCAAATATTAAATAATTTTTCACCTCCTATATTTTTTAAACACATTCCTACCTTTACCCAGGTTTCATATTCACTAGCCCTTTCTTCTGATAAACATTTTGTAACTATTAATCTTATATTTTTTATTTCTAGTTCATTTAAAGTATTTAAAATATTATCTTTTTCATCTTTTTTTATAAAATATGGGTCGAAATCTTCTTCTTCTGAATCAGAAGAATATTCCTCAAACATATTTATATTATTACTATTATTAGTGTTTTTATCTATAAGTATGTTATCTATATTATTTTTATAATTAATATTTTTTTCAAATGAATTTAATAAACATATTTTTTTCATTATTTCCCTTTCACTATATTTTTTATCTAATATCTTTAATGTCTCTTTATTTATTACTTTTGTTAATAAATATGGTTTTTTACCAGGTTTACAATCACCATAAACAAACCATCTTTGAACATTACTATCTATTATTTCTTCTGGTTTATTACTTGGAATCTTATTTTCTATACTTGTTTCTCTAAAAATTTTTATTAACTCTTTTTTATTATCATCTATTTTCATTACTTCTTTAATAAATTCTTTAAAAACCTTTGTATGTCCTATTACATTTGGAAAAATAATATGAATACCATCTTTTACTATATCTTCTAAATAAGCAGGTTCTCCTTTTTCCGTAATCCAACATTCATTATCCGTATCATCAAAATAATTATTAATATTTACTTCTAAAAATTCTACTAACTTAATAATAGTTTCATCTGTATAATATCTTTTTTTACTACTATCCTTATATTTCAAATCAATATCGATTATCAAAGGACAATACTCACCAAAACTTTCAGTTAAAGATAAATTTTTATTACTTTTAAAATAAAATTCATATAACTTATCATAAACTTTATCTATTTCTTCAGAAGGTATACTTAATGCCATACCAAATATTTTATTTTTAATATCTGGTATGACTGTATGTGTAATATTTTCATTTTCTTTTCTTTTATATTTGATTAGAAAATTTCTTAAAACTTCTGAATTCATATTAATTATAATATTATTTTTAGCTATAAATAATATTTTTCATCAAATTTTTTTATTAAGAATTATTATTTTTATTACTATTTTATATAATTAAATTAAAAAGATTACAATTAATTAATTTAATTTTAAAATTTTCGATATTAAAAAAAAAACTTAATTAAAATATTTTATTAATTTTCTATATAATTCTACTTTATTATCAGCATCAAAAGATATATCTTTATACATATTATATAAATATACTCTTTCTTCGTATAAATTATTTATAGATAAATTATTTGGATTGATTATTCCTCTGCTATTATAATCTATTAATCTATTATTAAATTCTTTTAATGATAATTTAAGATATATAATTTCACAATTTAAATTATTTTTTATATGATTCATTCCATCTTTACAATAAATAGCACTTCCGCCAGTAGATAATATTATATTATTTTTATTTATATGTTTTATTACTTTACTTTCCTCTTTTAAATATTGTTTTTCACCTTTATTTAAAATAATATCATTTAGATTATTATTATTAAATTTTTTTTTTATTATATTATCTGTATCTATATATTTTTTATTTATAATTGATGATATTTTTCTTCCAAATAATGATTTACCGGAATGTGGTAATCCTATAAAACAAAAAGATTTCATAACTGTAAAATATAATTATATTATTATTAAATTATTTACGCATTATATTAAGAATATCTTTATCTTTAACTATTATTTTTATATTACATTATATACTTTTTTATATTTAATATATAAAATTTTTATATGTAATAATATATTATGAATATAGATACATCAATAGCAGATAAAAAAATAGATAAAAAAATAATAATCGGTATTTTTGGATTTATAATTACATGTCTACTAATTATTATATGTCTTATACAAATCTTTGGTTCAAGTAAAAATAGGTCTTACTCTAATAGAAATTTATCTATTATAAAAAAGTCATCTACTCCTAATCCTTATCAACATTCTGGACCATTCCATAGAATTACACCTATGTGTTCTCAATTTATTTGTCCACCAGATATGATATTAACTGACGATGCTTCACTTAAAATACAAGGAGAAGACCCTGAATTTAATTGTTGCGAAATGTTAACACAACCTAAGTGTTCCCAATTCATTTGTCCACAAGGTAAAATATTAACTGACGATGCTGATATAAAAATACAAGGAGAAAATCCTGAATTTAATTGTTGCGAAATAGTAATACCTATGTGTTCTGAAGTAAATTGTCCTTCAGAGCTAGGATTACAACTAGTATTTGATGCTGATATAAAGATTCAAGGAGAAAATCCTTTAATTAATTGTTGCGAGGAAATACCAGATACTCCTTCAACTACTACTACTCCTTCAACTACTACTACTCCTTCAACTACTAATACTCCTTCAACTACTAATACTCCTTCAACTACTAATACTCCTGTATTTTCACAACCAACTATAGACTTATGTTCCACGCAACCTTATGATTTTTGTAGTTATCATCCTCTAGATATAGATACTAACACAGCTGCTAATATAACTTGTTCTGATATTTGTACTATAAATGAGTGTTGTTTGTATGTAAATACTGATATTGATAATATTACAATAGATATTTGTAACGATGTTAATATAGCTTGTCCTATTAGAGTTGCTGATTCTACAAGAACTAATTGTCAGGGAGAAGGACCTATTTATCTTATAATGTTAAATAGAAATTATAATCCTACAGAAAATATAATAATTAATACAATTACTATAAGAGGTGATCAAGATGGAAAGATATGCGATCCAATCAGAGAATTACAAGGAGCTTCTTTTAGTTTTAAACTTTTAAGTAGATTATATAATTATGGCAATAATTTTAATAATACTGGAATGCCATTAAATATAGTATTTAATAAAGATTATAATTTATTTCATAATTTTCTTCCACAGAGTGGACAATATTATACATATATGAATTCTCCTACATTTTATACTATTAATAATATTGCTAATGGATTTGTGGATGATTGGTCTATGTCCAATATTGATATTCAGAAAATACAAATTAAATTTAAAACAAATCATATTCTTCCATCAGAATATATATTTGGTGTAATAACATTACAAGTAACTAATAATCCTCTTAATGTTTTATTATTAACAGTTCAAAAAGGAAGAGTATATTTAAGATATATTGATTCTGATGAAAATATAAGAAACTCACTTAGTAATATACCAGAACTTTCCAATTTAATAAATTAAATATATTTTTAACTTTAATAAATATTATATAATATATATATATATATATATATATGTCTTTTTATGATAGACTAGATTTTAATAGAGATTTTAAATATGATTATGAAATGGGTGTGTCTGATATTCAATATTTAATTTCTAACTGGGATGATCCAGTTATTCAAGATCAAATAGGGGGAGAACCCGATATCCAAGATTTTATTGATTTTAATGATAAATTAGAACCGATTAAATCTCATACTATAATATTAAAAAATACTTGTAATAACTTACCAGAAGGTAGTTGCGGCGATTCTATTAGTATTGTTGAAGGTGAAAATATTCAATCTTGTATACCAAATCCTAATTATAATTCTTGTATCGCAAAAGATGATGGTAATACGGATGAAATCTTATATTGTAGCAATACTTATACAACGAGTAATGTATGTGATCCAAGTAGATGTGATATACAAACAAATGGTTATGCTTGTATACCAAATCCTTCTCTAATAGAAGAATATAAATGTATTGATGGTTTTAACTATGATGCTAGTATAGAATCGTGTTCTAAAACTTGTTCTCCTCCATCAGACCTCGAGAATTACAATATAAACGGCATTCCTTATGATAGAATAGATTTACAAAATTTATTAACTAGTGATATTACAATAAATAGAGTAACTGATGTTGAACTTAAAAGTAAATTAGATGAGTTAGATGATATTAATAATTTATTTACTTGTACTGATGGTTATCATAGTACTTCTTTTACAGATAAAAAACTATTATTATGTAATATTAATGGTACAAATTCTACTATATATCCTCCATGTCAAGAATCTATTTGTCAAGATATAGGTCTTGAGTTCGATTCTTCTTCTTCTACTTATTCTAATGATAAATATATTTTTGAACCTTTATCCGCAGCAGATGAATCTCCTAATTATTCTATTAATAACTTCAATATAATATTAAGTTGTAATACTGGTTTTTATGGTAATCCTTTAGTAAAAAGTTGTAATAATAATGGTGGAAATTTAGATATAGATGATAATTTTGATTGTAAGCCGTTAAATACTAATATTTCAGAATCAGATTGTCCTGGAAATTTTTTAGAAGCACATAATGGTCGTTGTAATATAAATCTTACTACTTTAGGGCCAGACTTAAGTTCTTGTCCTAGCGATCACGGAGAATATGTAGAAGATGGTATTAAAAAGTGCTATAAACCTTTAGAACCACAAACTACATATAATCAACTAGATTTAACATGTCCCGATGGATATATTCTAGAATTACCAAGAGATAATTCTTGTAGAATGGGTTCTACCGCAAATGATTATTTAGTATGCCATAATAATGGCTTACATGTAATAACTACTAGTACTTCTACTGGAACTAGTTGTCAAAGTCTAAATATTTGTGACACTTCAACTCAATATATTTCGGAACTACCTATAGAAATACCTAGTTCAGAATTACCTAGTGATATTCCGAGTGGTATTTCGGATAAATTTTATAGTACAGATACTTTATGTGGAACTACAACTATTTGTAATGAAAGTGATAGTGGAATTATACAATATGTTGATGATGATGTACAATATGGGAATATAGGTACAAGAGAAACTGGTACTGACCGTACTTGTAATGAATTAAGCGATTTGTATAATAATAATGATTTTATAAATAATATTAATAATATAACTGATGATAGACTATTAGATACAATAAATAATATACCCAATCCACAAATTTATTTTGGTTTAAATACTAGTAGTTTATCTGGTTGTAATGCGAATGAATATTCTATAGTAGATAATGTAGTACCAGACTGGAATAATAAAAATGAATCAGTTAGTATATGTTTACCTACTCAAGAAGCTATAGATTCAGCAGGTACTTCAAATGAATTAACAAATTTATATAAATCTTGTGAAGACGATGAAACTTGTGATAATACATCTTGTGAATTTACTGATTTTAGAGTTAATATGTTAGATAAAATAATGAATACTGAAGTATCTGAAGTATCTGATGATGAATTTTTGGTAAATATTAAGAACAGAGAATGTATTCCTTTAACACAATGTGATGCTAACACCGAATATGAATCAACCGGACCAAGTAATTCCACTATAAATGGTATAACATTTAATACTTCTGATAGAGTATGTTTACCTTTACACATTTGTAGTGACAGCCAATATGAATCAGTACAACCTACTTATAATACAAATAGAAGTTGTGATGATATTCAATGTATTTTACCTACAGACTATTCAAACTACTTATTTACTATAGATAATGCACCTGTTGATACAGCTACTTTTACTTATCAAGATATAGATAATAGTAGTGTTGTTTGTAATACAAATTATCAATATTACTCTATAATTAATTCTGTTAATTGTCCTATAGAGTGTTATACTAATGAGGATCTTTCAAGTACAGATTGTAGAGGATGTAATTATAATCCAGATACAGATTACTTGGAGGGTACAGATATAGAACTCGGTCCAGTTGTACAAAAAGTAAATAATGGAGAAGCATTAGAATTAACAAATAAAAATATTATTGTGGAAAAGTGTTCAAGACCAACATCAGATACAGGTACTTTAGTAAATGATAGTTTTAGTATTCTAGGTTGTTTTCAAAAAACAGATATATCTAAAGACTTGAGCATAATAGATAATTTGGATATTATTAAAATTGGTATTAGAACTGAACCGGGTTATATTGTATATGAAAGTGACCCCAGTAACCTCCAAGGGAGTTCACCTGTAAGATATAAAAAAAATATAATATATATTGAAGTTCCAGGTAAAGATAGTAGTAATATGTTTATTTCTAATCCTGGAATATTTACTTTTATGCTAAAAAATAATTTACTAACATCTTCCCCTAATATTAATGCCTCTTTTTTTATAAAGAATACTTCATCTCAAGATTATGAAACTAGAACTAATAGAGGTTATTATGATATTATTGGTAATAGTATAAATATTAGTTATCAAACTGAAACAATAGACGATTTTGGTATTAATACAAATCAAAAAATATATAAATTTTCTGATTCCGCAAGAACTATAGACAATCCAGGATTAGAAAAAGTTTATATTAAATATTTGCTTAAAGATGGTATATTACCAGGAGATATAACAGATTCTACTTATCGCTTTGAAATAAGCGAATTATATATAAAAGAGAATATAACAGACCCTCAAATATCAGCGAATGATGTAACAGTTGAAGTAATACTTGATGATAAATTAAAAGTACCTTTAAAACTAAATAATACAAGTGGAGAACTACAGTTTTTTGGTAAAGATGACTTCATTAATCAAACTTCCGATCATAATGAGATTTATTGTAAATCAGTACCACCAAATATAAAGAGACCTTGTGATTTTGATAGTACTGAAATGAATGTTACAGCTGGATTAGTAGAAAACATTAATTCACCAAATAATATTGCTATGAGTGATAATATAATAATATTTATAGATGCGAACGCTAGTGATAATTTTTATTTTTATATTTATCAAAAAATTAGAGATAATTGGCAATCCCCACAAATGATAGTAATTCCTGGCGAATTATCCGATACTACGGATGGAAATGTTCGTTCATTTGGTGAATCTATAGCAATTAGCAATGATGAAAATACTATTTTTGTAGGATGTCGTGGAGTATCCTTAGGTATTGGTTGTATTTTTGTTTATGAAAAGCAATCAGATTTTTTTGTAAACACTGGTATTATATATGGTTCACGAGCCCCTCCGGATGGTGGATTTGATAATGTAATTGGTAAATCAATTTCTACTTATAATAACACTCTTGTAAGCAATGTATTATCATCTACCAATTTAGACACATCTTCTTCTTATTCTATAAATGTTTATACAAAATCAGGGAATAATTGGAATTCAATAAATATAAGATTACCGGGAGCTAATAATTTGGGTGATTCTGTTAGCATAAGTGGTGATACAATATTGACTAATTCAAGTGATAACAATGGTTCTGTTTACTTTATAATTAAAAACCCAGACTCAGCATCACAATGGAATTCACCTTCCGCCATAAAATTTGAAAATCCAAATCCTGGAAATTACACTAATTTTGGTGAAAATCTTCAAATAGTTGAAGATTCAGCTGTTGTTAGTGCTGTTGAATCAAGTAATAGTAATGGAATAGTAATTATTTATGAAAAAAATAATTACCAAAATCAATGGATTCAAAAACAAGTAATATCAAATAGTTTATTCGGTATTACTCCTATATCTTTCAGTAATATTATATCTTTATCACTTTCTAAAACACTACTAGCAGTCGGAGATCAGGATCAAAACAAATTTAATCTATTTGAAAAAAATGATATCACTGGTTTTTGGAGAGGAGTACTTGAAGAGGTTAGACCCACAACATCTGACGGAAGCGATCCTGGAAATTTTGGTATAAAGATTTCTATAATTGAAGATTCTGTATTGGTGGCAACTTCCGGTTTAAAACACTATAAATATGATTTAACTTGTGTTCAACCAGAAGGCTGCTCTATTCCACCAGTAACACCTGGATATATTATTCAAAGAACAGGTATTACTAATACACCAACTATTTCTTGTGACCCTACTGGTTATTATAGCACTGGAACACCTGGTTATCAAAGCAATTGTGACCTAAATGGAAATTATATTTTTTATGGTTGTAATGATATTATTTGTGCTGAACCTACCTCTATTCCAACAGGAGTTATAATCCTAGATGTTGATAAGAATTTATATAAAAATAATTTTAATGTACAACTAGATTGTGATGAAGCTTTAGGATATATAAGAAATATCGCTAATAACCCAGACGGACAACAACAAGCCATTAGTTGTATAAATAATCTGGAGCCTTACGAAGTTCCAAATATTTGTCATCGCGTAAAATGTGGTGATACCGATAGTTTAGGTTCAAATTTTTCTTGTCCGGACGGCCATATTTTTAATCAACAAAACGCAGAACGTGAATGTTCTGATTCTACTTGTACTGAAGAGGAGTGTTGTATTAGACCTACCTGTAATAATATTGATGGTCTTAGTACTACATTTGATTGTAATGTTAATGGAATTTTAAAAGATACTCCCGAACCTATAGAATGTGCTTCAACTGATTGTACTGTTAGTGAATGTTGCTTTACACCTACATGTGGTAATACTGATGGTGATGATACTAATTTTGATTGTACTGGTGTTGGTTTTGCTTCCGACTCGAATACAGTCTGTCCTGAATATTCTTGTACGGATGATGTTTGTTGTCAGCAATATACTTGTAGTAATAGTGATAATGGTAATCCTGTAGTTTGTTCTGACCCGCCAGGAAATGATCCGGACTATGCTAGTATGACATCATCAACGCCTTTAGGTCAGAGTGTTTGTTGTCAGCAATTTATACCTAGATGTGGTAATGCTGAGGGTGATGGTAATCCATATACTTGTACTAGTGGTTTTGTTTTCGACTCGAATACAGTCTGTCCTGAATATCCTTGTACGGATGATGATTGTTGTCAGCAATATACTTGTAATAATAGTGATGGTTCTGGTAATCGTGTAGTTTGTTCTAACTTTGGAAAGCAAGATCTTCTAGACTATGATACTATAATATCATCATCGTCTTTAGATGAGACTAATTGTTGTTTTACACCTATTTGTGGTGATACTGATGGTGATGGTAATCCATATACTTGTACTAGTGGTTATTTTGATATTCTTGATTCTGATAAAGTTTGTACTGGAGATTCTTGTACGGATGATGTTTGTTGTCGGCCATATACTTGTAGTAATAGTGATGGTTCTGGTAATTCTGTAGTTTGTTCTGACTTTGGAAAAGAACAACATCATTACTATGATAGTATGGAATCATTAATGCCTTTAGATCAAACTAATTGTTGCTATACATTTACTTGTACTAATAGTAATGGTTATGGTGCTCGGATTGATTGTAACAACGGAAAGATAGAAGTTCCTAACTATAATGTTATGGAATCAAACAATCGTTTATACGGGGATGATTGTTGTTTTACACCTACTTGTGGTAATCCAGATGGTACTAATATCCAGTTTGATTGTACTAGTGGTGGTTTTGCTTCCAACCCTAATACAGTATGTACTGGTCTTTCTTGTGATGATACTCAGTGCTGCGAAGAGTATACTTGTAGTAATAGTGATGGTGATGGTACTCAGATTTATTGTAGTCATTATGGAATGACTACCAAGTCTGACTCTACTAGCTTTAGATCAGATACTCCAATTATAGACCATAATGATTGTTGTGAGCCATATACTTGTGGTAATATTGATGGTACACATAGTGGTACACAGTTTGATTGTACTGGTGATGGTCTTCAGAATCTCAACCTTGATACTGAGTGTGGTGGATCTGGCTGTAGCCAGGATGAGTGTTGTAATGAACCACCTATACGATGGATTCCAAGACAAACTACTACGCAATGGATGAATAGAATTACATACCCATCATTAAATACTTGTGATGAAATATGTAGAGATAAAGGTTTAACTTGTAATCCAGATTTAGCACTACAAGTAAATGATGAAAGCAGTTTTCAAGCAGCTTGGGAACAAGTTGGAGTTGATATACCAGATGATTGTAATTATTTTGCTAGAGAATACCAAATATTGCCGAATTACAACATGAATACGAATACTTGTTCATATTCAATATCCGAGGATACTTCACGGCATTGTACCGGTCAGTACACACACAACGATTTG